TGACTGGAGTTCAGACGTGTGCTCTTCCGATCTGCTTGATACGCACGTGCATAGAATGGCACTGGAACTTGGCTTGACGAGCCGGAAGCAAGCGGACATGAAAACGGCTGTTGAGATTACTAACGCAATGCGTGAGATATTCCCTAATGACCCGGCAAGAGGTGATTTTGCCCTGTTTGGGTATGGTGTTGAACATAAAAACAAGTGATTATGAAAGCAAGAGTTAAAGATACAGGCGAGGTCGTAGATGTTAGACCTTGCAGTGAACCCCTCAATGTACGCCTTGCATTCTACGAAACAGAGAACGGTCGTAAGTTTCCTATGTTTGCTCTTGAATTTGAAACAGAGATTGACTGGGAGCAGCGCAGGTACGAGATTGCAAAAGAACTTATGAGAGGCTTCGCTACTAATCCGCATAATATGCTTGTGGATGCAAAGATTGGAACATTGGCAGAATGGAGCGTAAGCGGTGCTAATGCTCTTATTGCGGAGTTGAAGAAAGGAGGTATGGAATGAGAAAATTATGCGCTATATGGCGAATACTATTTGCCGACAAATGGGCTGTTTTTACTTATGAACATGTGCCGGAAGACCCCGAATATATGACTGCTGATTATTTCAGGTGGAACATTTCGCATAAAGCAAAAGAAGCTGATAACTTCTATCAACTGATTAAGGATAAAATCAATGACATCGAAGAATATGAAAAGCATGAAAGTAATAACGATTAAACAGCCGTGGGCGAGCCTGATTGTGTCCGGGCTGAAAAACATAGAAAACAGGACATGGAAAACCAACTTCCGGGGACGTGTGCTTATTCATGCTGCAAAGACCCCGGTGAAGGAGGGCTGGAGTGCGCTAAACAAGGAGCAGTTGGATAAGGTGTCAGGACACAAGGATAAACTCTACGGAAGCAACGAGGACTTGCCAAAGGGCGCAATCATCGGCAGCGTTGAGATTGTCGATTGTGTTCAGAACCACCCATCACTATGGGCAGAAAAAGGAGTATGGAACTGGGTACTGGTTAACCCGGTCATGTTTCCCGAACCGATTACGGGCGTGAAAGGCAAATTGTCCTTTTGGGACTATGACGGGGAATTGCCACAGCCGAAGACGGAGAAGCCCCGGCAGCAACCGAAGATGCCCGACATTAAAGAGTTGCAGGAAAAGAAGTTCCGGGACGATGTTTCGGAAAGAACTCGCAAGATGATGGAACGGCTCACGCTGGACGAACAGATGCGTGTTTCTTTCGTTCCGCTCATCATCACTCACCTTGCTTGGGTGTACGCTGACAAGGCTATGGCGTGTGCTGCCCGTGACAAGGTCACTCTGCTAAAGAAGTTGAGCCGGACACTGAAAATGGTGCATCAGAAGTACAACGAGGAGTTGCGCAGGGAACTTGACTACAACCACCTGCAGAACGTAGTCAAGCAGACCGAAATGTGCATGGACGAGATAAGCCGGGACTTGACAATACTCTATTTCTCCGTAAATCAGGAGTTGAAGCGGAAAGTGCCGCAGTACGGCTTTGACGAGCAGCGGACATACGCTATTATTTCCACGCTGTTTATCGACCTGTTGAAGCAGCACAACCGGGATATGGATAAACTTCTTGCGGAGAAACTGAACGACCGCAACCTTGCTCCAAGCATCGTACCACCGCTCACCCAGCACCTCCACACGGGCATGGTCGCCTTTGCCGGGGTTGAGGGTAAATTTGACTATCGGGAACAGAATGTCGTAACGGCAATGAAAGTGATAAAAAACCGCATTGACAGCATCGAATTTTCCGTGTTCTGATACCCCGTTCGCAATGGGGAGGGGGGACTATAGGGGGGAGGGGGCGAAAAAATGCCCTCTCTTGTCTTGCCGTCCGAACATAAAAAATAATCACAAATGTGCAATAATAACGCATAAATAATTGAATATCAACAAAATATGATTAGAATACCATCAAAAAAGCCTATAAAGGTTGATTGTGTGGTCGGGATTGACCCCGATGTAGAAAAGTCAGGGTGCGCCTACCTCGAAGTGGCTACACGTAAGCTGGAAATTTCCACGCTCACCTTTCCTGACCTGTTAGACTTCCTGCGTTATATCAAAAGGCAGTCCGAAGTAACCCAAAAGAATGTCCGTGTAATCATTGAAGCTGGATGGCTGAATAAGGCTCACTGGCATCTGCTTCCCAAGGACACGAAACAGAGTGCAGCAGCAAAGGGGAACGCAGCCGGGCGCAATCATGAGGTTGGCAGAAAGATAGCCGAAATGTGCGAACACTGGCAGATACCCTACGAATTGATAAAGCCCCTTGCCCTGAAAGTCGGGGGTGTAAATCTGTGGCAGGGAAAGGACGGAAAGATAACGCAGGAGGAACTTTCAGCCTTTACCGGGATAATGGGCAGAACGAACCAAGAGGGGCGTGATGCGGCTCTAATCGCATGGGAATGGAGCGGCTTACCTGTGAAAGTTGTGAGAAAATCAACTAAAAAATAGATGTTTTTCCATTCAAACGCTTATAATACAAACATATTTGTGTAACTTTGCGCCAAAAGAGTAAACTAAAAGATTTATAAATAATGAAAGTAGAACAGGTAAAACTCTCACAAGTGAAACTCAACGGGGACAACCCCCGTACCATCACCAAAGAGAAATTCGGCAAGCTAATCAACTCAATCCTTGTGCTGCCAAAGATGCTGGAGTTGCGCCCAATCGTTGTGGACAACAAGATGTGTGCCCTTGGCGGTAATATGCGCACGGAGGCATTGCGAGCAATCGCAAAGATGAGCGCAGGGGATATTTCCAACAGGCTCTTGACTATAGCCGACTTTGTGGAGAAGTCAGATGGCGAGCGCAAGGTGCTTGTCGATTACTGGGAAAAATGGCTGGAGAAGCCGACAGCCCTTGTTATCAACGCCAGTGAGTTATCCGCATCGGAGCGCAAGCAGTTCATGATTAAGGACAACGCAAGTTTCGGTCAGTGGGACTTCGATGCCCTTGCCAACAAGTGGGATGAAGCCAAACTTGGCGACTGGGGACTTGATGTGTGGAACGCTAACCCCACCGCCTTTACCCCTATGGGCGCAACCCCGTCCCCGGCACAACCTACCCCGGCTATGCCTGATGCAAGCGAGGAGGACAACCCAGCGGATGCCTTTCAGGATGCGCTGCCCCCGGAATTGCAGGGCGTTGACATTAACCCGGACACCCTGCCTAAGATTGAGGGAACGGATGAAACGGCTATGGAGCGTGTTATCATCGTGTACCCCAAAGAGCGTCTGCCGGAGTTGGCACAACTTCTCGGTATGCCGTCCATTGACAAGGTCGTGTACCGTCTTGAAGAGATTATCCCCTCAATAGAGGGTGCAGAATAACGTACTTGCCCTATGGATTACGCAGAGTACATACAATACCACATGGGAGGCGATGCCGGAGTTGAGGAGAAAATGATTGCCTCACTTTCGGCACACTTCCATTTGTCACGCTGGAACAGCTTCCGGCTTGTATATTACTACGCTACAACGTACCATATCCCCAGCGCATTGATGCTCCTGCGCAACCACAATACACCGAAAGGCGAATTAAAGTTTAGAACCGACCGCAGGTATGTCCGCATTGGTGACACTTTTGACCGTATTATGCAGAACTTGAACCCCGGTATGCTGGAGCAACTTGACCGGGCGCAGACCACAACGGAGCAATACAACATCGTTACATCGTGGTACTTCTTCGGGCGGTACGCTGCTTTCCTCTTTCTCGAAGTGTGGGCAAAGGTCAGCGGAAAGCAAATAATTGACGACCTCGCACTTAAATTCGAGCGAAAGGAAAACTATACAAGGGGTGCTGAGATAGTTGCGAGAACGCAAAATCGGGGAAAATTAACGCAGTTCATAGAGGATGCCAAACGTGATACTGGGGACAACGTGTTTGCCCTCGAAACAAGCCTGTGTGCCGTTGAGAAAATTCGCAAGGGGACACGTTGGAACGGCTTTTACACCGAAAGGCTGTTGGAAGACATCAAGGGCTGCGAGTGGGAAAACCTCATTGTCAGTTTGCTATGAAAAAGTGCGTGTTCATAACGGGTACAAATTGTTCCGGCAAATCCTCTTTGGCGTGGGCTATCATAACGAGATACGGAGGTGTTGACCGAATAACTAACGATGTTTCATACTGCAAGGAGGGCATCATCTGCTTTGCAGGAAGATACGGAGAAACGAGATACGGAGGTGTTGACCGAATAACTAACGATAAAGGCTCTTCCTGTACTTCACGCCTTGCGGAAGTCGTAGAAGAGGGGTTGAAGCATCGTGATATAATCATCTGCGAGGGTAGTTTTTTAGACACTTTCGGGATGAACCTCATGAACGCTTTATTCAAGGCAGAACAGCAGTATGTAATATCGCTTTATGCCGACAACCTTACCATTTTCAACCGACTGGGGAACAGGAGCAACGGAAAGAATGGGAAGAGAACAGCTCAAAGCGTGAGAAAGGTATTCGATAAGCAGTTGCGTTGTATGAGAGCCGCAAAGAAGTGGCAGGAGATAGGCGTAAGGGTGTTACAGGTGAACACAGCGACAACGCCTCTGAATGAATTAGTTTCACAAGTATTAGAATTTATCAACAAATAGTTATGGCTGATTATTACCAAAGTCCAAGATGGAGCAACGAGATTGCCGATTGCTCTATGCCAATGACATTCGACACCTACTCGAATTGCTCATTTGGCTGTATGTATTGTTTCTCCCAGTTCCAGCGAGGGATTGGTGGGGCGAAAGAAAACTATCTGCACAAAGACGTGAAGCACGTGTCGGTTGACAAAATCAAGCGTATGTTCACCGACCCCGACAAGTACGGAGGGCAGTTCAAGGAGTACATCAAGCAGCGTAAGGTTATGCAGTGGGGCGGCTTGTCCGACCAGTTCGACGGCTTCGAGCGCAAGTACGGCATCACGCTTGAACTTCTCCGTTTCTTCAAGGAGATTGACTACCCTCTCTGCTTCTCAACCAAGGCTACCTGGTTCACGGAGGATGAGCGTTACATGGAACTCATACGGGGACAGAAAAACTGGAACTTCAAGTTCTCAATCATCACGCTGGACGAACACAAGGCGCACGTGATTGAGCGAGGTGTGCCAACCCCTATGCAGAGGCTTGAAGCAATCCGCAAGATTGCGGAGGCAGATGCCGGGGGCGCAACGCTCCGGCTACGTCCGTTCATCATCGGCATTTCTACCCCGTCATACCTCGACTTGATTAGAGAGGCTTCCAACCGTGGTGCAACCGCCATGAGTACGGAATTTATGTGCGTGGAGCAGCGCAGCCCGACCCTGAAACAATGGATGCCGACTTTCAACGAGTTGTGCGGCTTTGACTTCATGGACTTCTACAAGAAGTTCAGCGTAAGCACTGGGTATCTCCGATTGAACCGCAAAGTCAAAGAGCCTTTTATGCGGAACATGAAGCAACTTTGCGAGGAACTGGGTATGCGTTTCTACGTTTCCGATGCGCACTTCAAGGAGTTGTGCTGTAACGGCTCTTGCTGTGGGCTTCCTGCCAACTGGAACTACTCACGTGGGCAGTGGTGCGAGGCTCTGCAGATTGCCAAGAACTCACCCGAACACATCGTGCGCTGGGACGATGTCTGCAAGGACATCAACGGGCTTGTGTCGCAGTTCCAGTGGATAAGGGCGACCGGGTACAACTGCAATTCATCGGAGAAACGTGCCAAGTTCGAGGGTATGACAATGGCTGACTATATGCGTTGGCTGTGGAACAACCCACAAGCAGGGCAGTCGCCCTACAAGTTGTTAGAGGGCGCACTTGCACCTATCGGCAAGGACGAGAATGACAACCTCGTTTACAAGTACAACGGAGCAAAATTCTAATCAATGGGCGCACCGGGAAAGAAAATGAAAGATTACCGTCAGGCGCAAATCGTGCGGCTTGACATCATAGCGCAGTTGTATAAGCGTGGCTACTCCTACCGGGAAATCAGGGAGGAAGTAATGGCACGTTTAGACCTGCAAGCCTACAGCCTCCAAACGGTTCACAAGGACGTGAACCGCTTGCTGGCTGAATGGAGGGAAACACGCATTGACAACACCGACCTTGCCGTGCAACTGGAACTGGAACGCATTGACGAGGTGATTAAGGAGGCTTGGGCGGCTTGGGAGAAATCCAAGACCGACTATGAGCGCAAGAAAGCCAAGCAGCAGGGTATTCCGGGCGGTGATGCCGAAAGTGGCGAGGGCGGTGTTGTTACCGTGAAAATGGAACAGCAAAAGGAGGAGGTTATTTGCTATGGCGACCCCCGTTATTTGGAGGTCATTCACAAAAATTTGGTGGAGAGGCGCAAGTTGCTTGGGCTTTACAGCCCCGAAAAGAAAGAGGTCACGGGCGACCTGTCATTTGCCAGCCTCCTTATGGAAACGAGTGCAATAAATGGCGAGGAATGAGGTACAGATACGCAAGAACGCTGCCAAACTATTCGCTGAATGGCGTAACGACTGGAACAAGTTTATCAGCGAGGCTCTTGGGGTCACGTTGGATGAGGAACAGCAAGCCATCGTTACAGCCGTCCAGCACAAGAAGTTGGTATCAGTCCGCAGCGGTACGGCACGGGGCAAGGATTTTGTCGCTGCTTGTATCGCTGTGTGCTTCCTGTATCTCACCCCGAAGTGGAAAAAGAATCCCAACGGCAAAATGGAACTTGTCGAGAACACGAAAGTTGCTCTCACCGCTCCGACCGACCGACAAGTAAAAAACATCATGATGCCTGAAATTTCAAGACTATTCAACCGTGCAAAGAGGCGTGGTTTCACGCTCCCCGGTAGGCTCAACGCCTACGACATCCGCACAGACAATGAGGAATGGTTCTTGACGGGCTTTAAGGCTGACGAGAACAATCACGAGGCGTGGTCGGGCTTCCATGCCGTGAACACGATGTTTGTCGTTACGGAGGCTACGGGTATTCTCGATGATACCTACACGGCTATTGAGGGTAACTTGCAGGGCAATTCGAGGCTTCTGCTTGTATTCAACCCGAACACCACCGTAGGCTATGCCGCCCGTTCCCAAAAGTCCCCACGCTGGGAGCGTTTCTGCCTGAACAGCCTGACAGCCCCCAATGTCGTTGAGAAGAAAATCAGCATCCCCGGACAGGTGGACTACGACTGGGTCGTTGACAAGGTGGAGAACTGGTGCGAGCCGATAACGGAGGAGGAAGTGAAAGAGAGTGAGAACGACTTTTGCTTTGAGGGCAAGTGGTATCGCCCCTCCGACCTCTTCCGCAAGAAAGTTCTCGGTGAGTTCCCGAAAGTGGACGAGGACATCTTGATACCGCAGAAGTGGGTAGAGATTGCGCAGGAACGCTGGAAGCACTACAAACTGACGAGCCACAATAACGCTATTCTCGGTGTCGATGTGGCAGGTATGGGTCGGGACTGCACCGTGTATTGTAAGCGTTTCGACAACTACGTTGAGAGTTTCGACAAGCACAATTCAGGCGGCAAGGCAGACCACATGAAAGTAGCCGGGCGCATCAAGAATGAAATCACCATACACAGCGGTTACAGCGTGTCTATTGATACGATTGGAGAGGGTGCAGGGGTTTACTCACGTGCGGTCGAGATATGCCAAGAGAGCAACGGAAAACTGGACGAGGAAACAATCATCAGTTGTAAGTATAGCGAGGGCGCAAAGACCAGCAGCGGAAAAGACCTAACGGACATCACCGGGCAGTACACCTTTGCCAACATGAGGGCGTACCTGTTTTGGGCAGTCCGGGATTGGCTCAACCCCGACAACAACACCGGGGCGATGCTCCCACCGGGCGGCAGCTTCATGGAGGAGGCAACGGAAATCAAGTGGTCGTTCCTTTCCAATGGCAAGATAATCATCGAGCCGAAAGAAGACATCAAGGAGCGGCTGGGACACTCCATAGACGAGTTTGATGCACTGGCTAACACGTTCCACCCGAAAGCGGTTGAAATGACTGGTGTAAACGCACTCCCGAATTACGGGGATGAAGATATTGACGATATACTCTATTAAAAACGTAAATATATGAATATCAAGGAGATTACATCGCCTGAAAGAAATGCACAGAGCATCATTTCAGATTTGAAGTACAAGACGGTATCGGTGAAGCCGTGGGCATTGCTCCGTAAGGAGTACGAGCCGAAAGAACACCCGGTAATGACCGATAAGACCTACAAGGACAAAGTTACCAAGAGGGGCATTGAAAAGGTCACACGTTACACGCTGGGCTTGCAGAAACTGGCAGTAAAGCGCATGACGGAACTAATGTTCGCCATTCCCGTGCAGCGCATCTATAAGCCGGAAAACGACCAAGAAAAGCAGGTTGCGGAGATTATGGAGGCTATCTTCCAAAAGAACCGCATCGACAGCCTGAACATTGACCGTGGAAAGAGCCTGTTTGCCTCCTGCGAAACAATCACGCTGTGGTACTCGCAGGAACAGGAAACCGTGTATGCCGGACAGAAGAGCCTTTTGAAGTTGCGCTGCAAGAACTACTCACCGATGAAAGGCGATAAGTTGTACCCGTTGTTTGACGAGTACGATGATATGATTGCCCTTTCCATTGAGTACACGAGGAAAGAGGGGGTAAACACAATTACCTACTTCGACACGTACACCGCTGACGAGCATATACGTTGGCGCACGGGCGTAGGGGAAACCGTAGAGGAACTTCGGGAGAAAATCGATGTGGGCAAGATTACGGGTGTATATATCCACCGTGACGAGCCTATTTGGGAAGACCAGTCAGGCAATGTCTATGAAGCCGAATGGACGCTTTCACGCAACGGCAACTACATCCGCAAGAACGCAAGACCTAACTGGGTGGTGTTCTCGGACGGCAAGGTGAAATTTGGGCAAGAGCCAACCAATGACAACGCAGGGCGTAACGTACTGCAATACGGGCAGAACGACAAGGCAGAGTACAAGACGTGGCAACAGGCTATTGATAGCATCAAATTCCATGTCGGAGAAATCAAAAAGGACTTCTTCATGCAGCTTCAACTCCCGGATATGTCTATGGAGAACATGAAAGCAACCCCGATGTCAGGAGAAGCCCGTAAAATGATGTTCATTGATGCCCAGTTGAAAGTTACTGACGAGAGCGGCATTTGGCTGGAGTTGTTCGACCGTGAAATCAATGTTATCCGGGCGTTCATGAAGAAGATGTACCCCTCACTTTCCGCTGCCATTGACAGCCTACAGGTTGAGGTCGTTATTACCCCGTATCAGATACGGGACGAGGCAGAGCGTATCAGCAACCTTTCCAACGCCACGGGCGGCAAGCCTATTATGAGCCAGCGCACCGCAGTTCAGAACCTCGGCTATGTAGATGACATTGACAAGGAAATGGAACTGATAGCGCAGGAAAGTTCCGTGAGCCTGTTCGATGAACCAACCGTATAAGGACATGGCAAAGAAGAAACTTGATATTCACTGCAAGGAATGTATCTATTCCTACGAGCCGCACGAGATTGGGGCAAACGGCAAGCCGTTCCTGTGTCGGTGCAAACTGCATAAGGAGCGCAGCCGTTTCCTCACCCGTGACGGATGCGGACAATTCAAAAGGAGGCTGTAATCATGGCAAAGAAAGATGCAACCAAATTCAGTTACGGGGTGTTCGACAAGAAGCACATCGCCAGCATCAAGAAACGCCTGAAAGCGATTGATGCCTTGTTCGATGCTGCCATAACGGAGGGCGCACGGATTGGCGAGGCTTCCGGCTTCAAAGACCCCGACAAGCCCTTTTACCTTTCGGACTACCCGGCAGTGCAGGAGCGTATAAACGACCTCATGCGCTCCGTTGGGCGTGGGCTGCAAGGAGTGATAGAAACGGGCGACCGTGAGGAATGGCTTTTATCTTGCGAGAAAAACAATGCTATGGTTGATGCAATAACTTCCTCAACCGGGCTACCGAAAGACGTAATTTCACAATGGAAACAGCCAAATTTGGAGGCTTTATCAGCCTTTCAACTCCGCAAGGAAGCCGGGATGATGCTATCCAACCGGGTGTGGAACATCACGGAGCAGTTCAAGGAGGAACTGGAACTTGCTCTTGACTTGGGGCTTGGCGAGGGTAAGAGTGCCGCAGACCTTTCAAGGGATGTCCGCAAGTATCTCAATGAGCCAAACAAGTTGTTCCGCAGGGTCAAGGACAAGCACGGTGTCCTCCGTCTGTCAAAGGCAGCGAAAGCCTACCACCCTGGACAGGGCGTGTACCGCTCCAGTTACAAGAACGCCCTCCGGCTTACCGCTACGGAAAACAACATGGCGTACCGTATGGCAGACAGCGAGCGGTGGAAGCAGATACCCTTTGTTGTCGGCATCCGTATCTCCATATCCCACAACAGCCACCCGATATATGACATTTGCGATGAACTGCAAGGCGATTATCCGAAAGACTTTGTTTGGCTGGGCTGGCATCCGTTTTGCAAGTGTGCCGCAGTCGCTATCCGGGCAAAGGAAGAGGAGTTCTTGGACTACCAGCAGAAGATACTTGCCGGAGAAGATGTAAGCAATTAC